TCAGTACATTTTTTCAGCTTTTGCATCTAATTCATGCATAAATTTATTGTTTTTATACTGTTCTAATCTTTTATAAGCAAAATCCCATTCAACATTGAATAGTTCTTGAATTAATTGAATGGCTTTATCCTCAGTCCCTGGCAAGGTTATGTTGTTTAGCATAAATGTTGGTACACATGCCTGTATCATAAAATTATTGGCCTTCCACTCTTGATACTCAATCCATGAGTAAGGCATTTTTTCCTGGCTACCACTATGTAATAAAACATGACAAAGTTCATGGCAAAAATCCTGCCATAGCTGTTTAGGTGATAGATCTTGATTTAAAAAAATATAAGCTCTTCCACTTAAAAACAAAACTTGACTGGGATTATCCCAGAAATATATTAATATGCCTAACTTGCCAGCAATTTCATTGACATCTAGCTGATGTGGTAATAAAATTCCGATTTTTGTATAAAGGCTTTCAATATAATCTTCAGTGTATGTAGTATTTGACATAAAATCATCCCCAAACTCCATGTAATGAAACATATGTTCTTATTTAGTTTACAATAAAACCCCACTTCTAGGAAGAAGGGCTAAAAATATACATATTATTTCTTTTCATGTTTGATAATTTCCCAAATGTCACGTAAACGACGTACCGTTTCTTCATCTGATTTAGGAAGCTCTTTATAAAAGACCTGCAATTCTGGATCGTTCGCAAATGCTTGGAAAGCAGCCTCTTCTTTATCTAACGGCTGTTTTCCATCTGTTTCACATAATATATACGCTACACTTACATCGTATTTTTCAGCTAACTTTTGAACACTTCCTATAGAAATTTCATTGCGGCCTTGTTCATAATAGCCGTACGCACTTTCCGAAATATTTAAAAATTTGGCAACATCTGCTTGTGTCAATTTTGCTTCTTTTCTTAAGTCTTTAAGCCTTTGCGATACATTGGACATGATTACACCTCGCTTAAATATGTATGGTTATTATACAACAATTTGTTGGGTTATAGGTTAATTAAAAACAAAAAACAACAAAATGTCTAGTTTTTATTTGACTAACAACAATTTGTTGGGTATTATAAAGACAACAAATTGTTGGGGGTGTAATTTTGAAAACAACAAATCATCGGTTAATACTTAATAATGCTAGAAAACTGAATAACTTCTCATAAAAAAAGTAGTAGAAAAACTTGAGGAATCAATTGGTATCATGATTAGTAAGAGCTAGTATGGAATGATTGAATAAGTAGTACGCACATCAACATTAGCAATTGCTTACTTTTTGAAATGAGATTGATCAAATTTTTTTTATGTAATAAAACAACAAAATGTTGTGTGCATAAGGATCTGAATGGAAAACCATTTATAAATCTATTTCCAAGTTTTAACTATCTAATTACATCGCTCCAATTGTTGAAATGACTATTTCTTATTGAGTGTACGAAGACAGACTTACTATTCTAAAAAGCAAACTTGAAAACGGATTTAATAACGAGCGATGGGCACTTAAAGACCAAGGAAGAAAAAGAGAAAAATAAGCGGTAACAATTTTTATTTAGCGCAATGTAAATGCTTCTGTTGTTACGGTCAGTGGTGGAATGATAGGGCAGAGAAAATTGAAAGGATACATAGGAGGGCAAAACTTTGATAATAGAGAAAATAAAACTAAATCGTTACCAACTAGACAAGGCTATTAAAAAATACAATGACAATATGAGCAAATACATGAGAATGAAGGATGAACTAGATTCATTAACAGCTACAGCATCTACAGCAAAGTATGGCTTTGAGGCAGCAATGCCAAAAGCTATTGGAAGAACAAGTGACCCAGTTCATGCACATGTTCAAATGAGAGCTTTACGTGAGGAGCGTATGAACAAGATTAAAGATGAGCTACTATTAGTTCAAAATTTAGCTGACAAAGTAACTGGCGACCTCGAACAGGAAGTACTTTTCTGGTTACTAGAGGGTATGTCATTCCGCGGGATTGGTGCAAATCTAAATATGAGTCATACTAGTGTGCAACGTGTGCGTGAAAGAATTTTAGATATGATGCTGAGGTAACCTTTGGGTTACTTCTTTTTTTGTGTGTGAATCTTTAAATAGTTGGAGAGTTTTTCTGGAGTTAACAGAGATGAAGAGCTGTTATTTTGTTTCCATCAAGAAGATCATTTAGTATCAGCTGTTTAATACTATCATCTACTGGAGAGAGAAGTGCCATATTAAAACAAATAGAATGACCCAGAAGTTCTTAATTATCTAAATGTAGAAGAATTGGTTAATAAGGTATTACATTTTACTTGCCAATTGTTCCAAGTGTGACAGATGTTCCAAACGTTCCAAACATATCATTTTAAGTAATTGATAGTGTAAACTTGGAAGTAGGACGACGAGGTAAAAATAATAAATGAACAGGAAGCGAGACCGTCGACCGATCAATATGCCTCATCAATCGTTTGAGGCATAAAAATACCAATCCTTATTTTTCAAGAGATTAGAAATCTTATCTCGATGGAAATAAAGGGAAAAAAGGGGTGGTTTCAGTTGAAAGCTTTGTAGGAGCTAAATAGGCAAGAGTAGCGGCTACAGAAATCTCATCAGTACAACAAGCACTTATTCCAAGCAATCAATTACAAAGGAGGCTATGAGAAATGGCTAACATTCAAGTAAAATGACGCTTTCCTATTCAGTATAGGGAAGGCGTTTTTTAATTGGAGAAAAATAAGCGATTGACGGTTAAGGTTTGAACGATTTGATGAGTCGACTATCAAAATCTGAAAGTGAGTGATTCGTATGTATATAATGCCATATCCATATGTTTATTAAATTAGTTGAAGGAGGCTTTTCGTGGAAATCTATGATATTCAAAACGCGTTATCTATTAAGCTCCATGAAGCTTTCGGAGCGGAATATAAAGAATATATTGATGATTTGCCGCAGGAGTTTAATACGCCTGCTTTTTTAATTCAATTTTTAAGCCTAGAGCATATCCGACAAATAGGTGGTCGATGGAAAATAACAGCACGTTTTAATGTGAAGTATTTCCCGAAAAATGGCCTATCTGAGGTGTCTAATATGACTTTGAAGGTTCAACAAGCAATAAAAGAAATAACGCTATTAAATGGTTTACTACTGCTTGGTAACGGAGCAACTAGTGAAGTAATTGAAGGTATTGGCAATAATTTTATTCAATTTAATTTCTTTTTACAAGAAATTGAAGAGAACGCTTTTATGGGGTCAATAGATCATTATATAAACAAAGAAGAGGTGGTTTCGATTGGCGAAAGCAATTCAGAAGAAGGTTGAGTCGACGGAAAGTAAAAATACAGAAAGGGTGATTATTGCAAAAATGCCCAAATTTACAAAAGGTCAACTTGCGAAAAGTCAAAAATATAAATATCGACGTGATGCACTCAATGCATTGTTAGAGTTAGGAAAAACCTATTCGTTCGCTCAAGTGGATGAAATACTGAAAAAATTCGATAAGGGAGGTAATTAATATGACGTTAGGTGGAGGAGTATTTTTATCACAAAACAAAGTATTACCAGGGAAATATCATAATTTTATTAGCGCTACTCGTGCATTTGTAAATCTAAGCAATCGCGGTTACGTTGGTTTGCCAATTGCACTTGACTGGGGTGTAGATGGTGAGGTATTTGCTGTAACGGAAGAGGATTTACGAAAGGATTCTCGCAAAATCTTTGGTTATGAGTATATGGACTCAAAATTGAAAGGTATCCGTGATGTATTTAAAAATGCGATTACGGTTTATTTTTACAAACTTGCTTTGGAGGCGGAGGCAGCAACAAATGAATTTGCAACCGCTAAATACAAAGGTGCTCGAGGGAATGATATTACGATTGTTATTCAGGCAAATGTTGATGAGCCATCGAAATTCGATGTTAAAACATTGCTAGCTAATGTGTTAGTAGACGAGCAAATTGCGGTAGCTGCTGCTACAGACCTAATCGCCAATGATTTTGTCGTATTTAAAGCGAATGCGACATTAGCAGCTACAGCTGGTACAGCATTAGCTGGAGGTTCCAATGGCTTAGCCATTACAGGTGGAGCACATCAAGAGGCACTAGATGCTTTAGAAGCATATGGTATTAATACACTAGGCTGCTTATCTTCCGAAAGCTCCATTAAATCGTTGTATGTTGAGTATACAAAGCGTATCCGAGACCAAATCGGTGGTAAGTTCCAACTTGTAGGTCATAAACTTGGCCTCACTGACCATGAAGGTATTATCGATGTACAAAATGATGCTAAAGGAACGAATGAAGAAGTGTTCGCTGCTGTATATTGGGCAACTGGAGCACAGGCTGGAGTTGCTGTAAATAAGTCGAATACTAATAAAACATACAGTGGTGAATTTACTCTTGATATGTCTGAAACAAAGACACAATCACAGCTCACAACTTTATTGAATGCTGGTAAATATGTTTTCCATCGCGTAGGTGAAGAAATTCGCGTACTTGAAGATGTGAATACATTTACATCATTCACAGCGGATAAAAATGACGATTTCAGTATGAATCAAGTCATTCGTGTACTAGATCAGCTTGCGATTGATACAGCTCAATTATTTAACACTCGTTATTTAGGTCAGGTGCCAAATGATCACGATGGTCGTATTTCTTTATGGAATGACATTGGTAGTCATCGAAAGGAAATGCAACGTATTAGAGCTATCCAAAATTACAACAAGGATGAACTAACGGTGGCGCAAGGTAATTCAAAGAAAGCTGTTGTAGTAAATGAAGTCGTGATTCCTACGGTTGCAATGTCACAACTTTACATCACAACAACAGTAGCTTAAGGGGAGGACAAACAGATGACATCAAAATCAAACAAAACATTAATTCCATTGAATCTACAGTATTTTGCAGATGCTACAATGCATGCTCGTAATGCCATTCATGGTGCACAAGGTCGAGCATACGTGACGGTGGAAGGTAGTCGTTACTTATTTGCTCAATTAATTAATTTAGAAGCCCGTATGGATAAAACTAAAACGCAAGTTCCTATTATGGGGCGTGTAGCTAAGGGTAATAAGGCTACTGGAGCAGAATATACAGGCAGCGCTACATTCCACTTTAATACGTCAATATTCCGTAAGTTATTAAAGCGATACAAAGACACTGGGCAGGATATTTATTTTGATATCCAAGTGACTAATGAAGATGGCTCAGCCTCAGTAGGTCGCCAAACAACTATTTTAGTTGATTGTAATATGGATGGAGGTATCATCGCTGCATTAGATGCAGATGCGGAGTACTTAGAAGATTCCATTGATTTCACTTTCGAGGATTGGGATATGCCAGAAGAATTTACAACTTTACAAGAAATGTTATAGGATGAGAGCTCATTATGTGAGCTCTTTTAAAAATAAATAAAAGGATATGGTGATTAATTATGTCAAACTTAACCGCATTTTTTGCACACAATAAAAAACAAAATGAAAATATTAAGCATGCTATTTCAAAAAAATTTGTGGATGAACAAGGTCATCCAATTGAATGGGAGTTCGCGCCAATTTCGCCAGAACGGGACGAGGAATTAAAATCTGAATCTACTAAGCGCTCTATGATCATGCAAGGAAAGAGAAAGGGGCAGTATAATACTGATTTTGATCATTTTAAATACCAACGTTTATTAACTGTTGAATCTATTGCATATCCTAATTTAAACGATAAGGAACTACAGGATTCTTATAACGTAATGGGGGCAGATGCTTTACTTGGAAAGATGCTGACAATCGGTGAAATTGCAGATGCCTCAGCGGTAGCACAGGAAGTCAATGGATATCAAGCTGAACTTGAGGATATGGTTGAAGAAATAAAAAACTAATAGACGACGGAGATGGTGAAGCTAATATAATGCACTGGTGGGTGCATAAGATGCGTCGCCTTCCGTCTGAATATGTGTCTCTATCCTTGGCAGATAAAGCTTGTATTATAGCGTCTCTACGGATCAAAATCGAAGAAGATAAGAAGCAAGAACGCGAGGCAAAACGAGGGTATAAAAAAGGTCGAAAGCGTTAGGAAGTAGCTAGTTAGCCTAAATGGCTATCCTAAATACGTATCTTAAATGATCGTGTAAAAAGAGACATTTATTCATTTAATTTTTGTCAATTTTGGAGTCTTACAAATTCAACTATGCTGGATAATATATAGTTGAAAATGTCATAAAACATATAGCTTTACTTGTGAATAGGGAGAGTTAAAGTTCAAACTATTAAACATAGCCAAAAAAGTATCCTTTGAGAAGGATGCTTTTTTTATAAAGAGGTGAGAGTTCATGGCTACAATCCGTACGGCAATACAAGTTGAAGATCGTTTAAGTAAACCAATTAAAGCCATGCATAATATGGTTTCCAGGATGGTCAATCAGTTGGAAGCTATGCATGCAGCTTCTGGTCAAATGATGGATATCTCTAGTGTTCAACTAGCTCAAAGAGAATTAGCTAAAACTGCTGAGCAATTTAACAAAGTTGAAAACGAAATTCGTAAGGCTGATCATGCTCTACAAAATTTTAGCAACAACATTAGGGATGGAACTATTGCAGTTAGTGGGTTATTAAATAAAGTTAAGGAGTTAGTAGGTAAATATTTTGATTTTCAAGTAGTTGGGAGAGTACTCTTGTCCAACGAGACTAATACCACATCTAGGTTAATAAATAATGATTTACAAACAACCGAGCAACCATTTACACAAGCAATGGGAAGTGGAAGCCTTCAAGGCGAAGGTTTAAACGCCGTATTACAGACTACGTCAAGTGGTGCCCAAAATACTACGAATTACCTTAGTGTATTAATTGATAAAATCAGAGAAATAGGAAGTAGTGGTAAGATTTCTGCAGATAGTATAAGGAATGCTGTGCTTGGGATGGCTATTGATGGTATCTTAGCGAAATTAAGTGAACTTGCAAGAAGCGATCCATTTAAGGAGCTCATGCAAAATGTGACTATTGCTATGGAGAAATTATCTTCAGTTGTCTCGAGTACATTGAATTTTCTTATACCTGATGGAAGTTTAAAGGATAGTTGGTCATTTATAGTTCCTATAATAAGTACTGTTGCAGCAGCAATGTTAGTATATGAGTCTGCTTTACTACTAGTAAAAGCAGCTGAAATAGCCAGTACAATTTGGACTGGTCTAAGAACGCTTGCGATTGGATTATTAACGGCGACTACATGGACGAGTGTCTCTGCAACATCAGCGGCAACAGCTGCAGCATGGGGCTTAAATGCAGCGATAGCAGCCAATCCAATATTTATTTTAGTAATAGCCATTGTCATTCTTATTGGTCTTTTCTATTTAGCGGTAGCTGCTTTCAATTATTTTGCTGGGACCTCGGTTAGTGCTACAGGAATAATAGCTGGGGCATTCATGGTGTTAGGATCATTGATTTATAATAGAGTAGCCTATATGTGGAATTTGTGGGCCTCTTTTATGGAATTTTTTGTAAATTTATCGAAAAATAAGACGTATTCGGTAAATAAATTATTTTATAATTTAGCAACTAATATGTTAGATTTAATTATTTCAATGATAAGTGGATGGGATGGATTTGCTACAAGCTTTGTTAATGCTATTGTTGACGCAGTTAACTTGGCGATACAAGCTTGGAATTGGTTTGTGAATCTATTACCAGAGAATATTTCATCTTCTGTAGGTTTAAAAATGGGTACAGAGTATAGTCATCGAGAGTCCATTACAAGTGATCTAAAAGGTCTTAGAGGAGTTTTGGATAACTGGATTGGCGAAGCTCCTGATGATTATTGGGAAGCACCAAAAATGGAATTTAAGGACCTTGGTAAGTCTTGGGATAAAGGCTACGATTGGGGGGCCAACCTATTTAAATCGGGTGAAGAAAAAAGCAATAATATTAAAGATGACAAGATAAAAAATGACATTGATAATGCGTTAGCTTTAGGTGACAAACTCGATAAAGGTAATGAGTTAGGTAAGAAAACAGCGGACAATACCGAGAGGGCAACGGAAGGTATTAAAATAATGAATGAGGATTTAAAGTATCTCCGTGATATAGCTGAACGTGAAGCAATCAATCGTTATACGACGGCAGAAATCAAAGTAGATATGAAAAATGAAAACCGAATTAGCAGTGAATTAGATATTGATGGCATTATTGATAGATTTGGTCAACGTGTTGAAGAAGTTTCAGGAATGCTAGCAGAAGGGGGTTCAATCGAAGATGTATAATTTTTTTCTAGATGACTTACAGTTTCCTATCGCACCTTCCGAACTCACACTAAAGATTAATGGCAGAAACGAAACTGTAGTGTTAATGAATGAGGGAGAAGTAAATGTAATAAAAAAAACAGGACTAACGAATATAGAGTTTGAGGTATTACTGCCCAACGTTAACTACCCATTTGCTGTTTATCCGAATGGTTTTCAACCAGCTGCATTTTACCTTAGTAAACTTAAAAAATTAAAAATCTCTGACAAACCTTTTCGATTTCTCGTAAATCGTATGATGCCTACAGGTAATTTATTATTTGACACAATCATGACTGTATCCATTGAGGATTATGAGATTAAGGAATCAGCCGATAGTGGCTTTGATGTAATTGTACGAATCCAGTTAAAGCAATACAGGGAGTACGGCAATAAAAAAATCAACTTGAAACCTGCTACAAAAGCTAATAATGCAGGAAATACAGCAAAGACCGCATCGAAAGCTGTAGTAGAGCAGAAGCGGCCAACTACAGGAAAAGAAACCCCGAAAACGCATACTGTTAAAGCAGGAGAAACATTGTGGGCCATTGCTAAGAAGTACTTAGGTGATGGCTCTAAATACACCGAGTTAGCAAAAATTAATAATATTAGTAATCCAAACGTTATTAAGCCTGGGCAGGTGATAAAACTTGGCTAAATCAAAACTATGTATCAAGAGTAAGGGGCAACTATATGAATGTGCCGTAGAGGAAGGTATAGTGTGGGAAACCCATCGAAAAGGCACTCCAGGAAAATTGACATTCAATGTAATAAAGGATGGTATGCTCAGCTTTCATGAGGGTGATGAAGTCATATTTGAATATGATGGATACAAGATTTTCAAAGGTTTTGTTTTTACTAAGAAACGTTCGAATAACAGAATCATTACTGTTACTTGTTACGATCAGCTGCGCTACTTTAAAAATAAAGAAACCTATAGGTATGAGAATAGAACAGCTACTCAAGTACTTCAATTAATTGCAAAGAACTTTAAGTTAAAGACTGGTACTATAGACAATACAAAGTATGTACTACCTTGTATGGTTGAAGATAATCAAGAACTGTTTACGGTTATGGCTAATGCCTTGGCTGAAACGACTCTCAATACTCAAAGGCTATTTGTGCTCTATGATGACTTTGGAGCTTTGAATTTACGTGAAGCTAAGACACTTCAAACAGATTTACTGATAGATGAAGAATCAGGTGAGTCGTTTGAATACACTTCATCCATTGATGAAAATACGTACAACAAAATCAAGTTAGTACGTGAAAATAAAGAAACAGGTGAACGTGCTACTTTCATGGCCGAAAGTGAAAGCAGAATGACTGAATGGGGTGTACTTCAGTTAACAGATAAGTTCGATGAAGGAGTAAACGGCAAAGCTAAAGCAGAAAGCATGCTTAATTTTTATAATCGTAAATCGAGAAAGCTACACATAAATAAAGTATTTGGTAACCCAATTGTACGTGGTGGTAGTCAGGTAGCGGTACTGTTGGATGTTGGTGACTTATCAGTGGCTAATTTCATGATGGTTGAAAGTGTGAGGCATACCTTCAAAGAATCTAATTATAGTATGGATTTATCGCTGATTGGCGGTGATTTCATTGCGTAGTATGGAAGATATATTAAAAGAAATTCAAAAACTTGTGTTGGGAGTTCTGAATGCCCAAAAGCTCGCTACGGTTATTTATGGCAATGTATTAAGTGTAAATCCGCTAGAAGTACAAATTGATCAGAAATTGATTTTAAAAGGAGAACAATTGAAGCTCACCCGTGCTGTAATGGATTATGAAGTAGAGATGGGTGTGGATGGTGGAGCAGAGCAGATATACAAAGTCTATAATGGCTTAATTACGGGTGACAAGGTGACGATGATCCGCGTGCATGGTGGTCAACATTATTTAATCATAGACAAAGAGGTGATTTGATGATTCCACAGGTCATAAATGATGGACTGACATTCGATTTTGAGGAAGAAATTGAACCTTCTAAGACATTTAAAATAAATAAGGAATTAGATCGCTGTTATGGCACCATTGATGAACTAGAGGCCATGAAACAGGCGATTTTTTTTATGCTTAATATCGAGCGATACAATCATTTAATTTATAGTTGGAACACAGGTTTTGAAACCAATGATTTGATCGGCCAGCCAACAGTATATGTCGCCAGCGAAGTAAAACAACGCATCCAAGACGCTTTATTACAGGATGATCGCATTACGGAAGTCGATTCTTTTGAAGTAACAATCACTAAAAATAAAGTGCATGTTCAATACGTAGCCCACACCATTTTTGGTGAAATCACTGCAGAGAAAGAGGTGGATTATTAATGGTAGCACTTTTTGATTTAAAAACCTCCTATGAGGATTTATTAGTTCAAAAACTTTCTAATGTACCCACACAGGATAAACGGGAGACATCTTTGATTTATCAGGCAACAGCTGCTAATACTGCCGAGACAGCTCAAATTCTTTTTACATTGCTGAACTATGAAAATCAAATGTTCGCAGATACGGCATCACGACAAAATTTAATAAGACGAGCAGCTGAACGGGGGCTTAGTCCAACGCCTGCAACGAAAGCTATACGCAAGGGAGTATTCAATATCGATGTTCCCTTAGGTGCACGTTTTTCGCAGGAAGAATGTAATTACGTAGTCCTTGAAAAAATTGAAAAAGGTATTTTTAAGCTGGAGTGTGAAACCGTAGGTGAGATTGGAAATTTCGAGACAGGACAACTAATACCAATTGATTACATGGCAGGTCTTGAGATAGCACAGTTAACGGATTTGTTGATTCCAGGAGAGAACGAAGAAGATACAGAAGCTTTTAGATCGCGTTATTTCAATAGCTTTGAAAGCATTTCGTTTGGAGGGAATCGCGCCGATTACAAAGAGCGAGTTGGACATATACCTGGGGTTGGAGGTGCGCGTATCTACCGAGCAAAATATGGAGGTGGCACTGTTGGCGTTACGATTATTGATTCCACTTTTGCTAAACCATCCAATGAATTAGTTGGGTTAGTACAACAGTTGATGGATCCATTAGATGCGCAAGGTGACGGAGTTGGCCTTGCTCCTATTGATCACAACGTTACTATCTCCGCTGTCAATGAAACGATAGTGCATATCATTACAACAATTACCCTACAATCTGGTTGGTTTTTTGAAGATATAGAGAATGCCATCCAAGAGGTAATTGATAGATACTTTAAGGAGCTCGCGGAACTTTGGGCATCGGCAGTTACAAAACAAGAAGATGAAACAGGGTTGATTATTCGGATAAGTCAAATTGAAACACGTATTCTTGGTATTAATGGAGTCATCGATATAGCTAACACAATATTAAATGGCAAGGCAGGCAACCTTGAACTTGATAAAGAAGCGATACCAAAGAGGGGGACTATAAGTGGCTAGAAAAGCAGATATTTTAAGCTATCTCCCTCCTATCCTTCACGAAATTAAGGAACTTCAAAAGATTGCAGCACTTGAAAACCCATCAATAGAGAGAGTATGGGAACTAACCGAATCGTTGTTTAATAATCAATTTATCCTAACCCTAGATGAACGTGGTGCCGATCGTTACGAGAAAATGCTTGGTTTAATGACTAATGAATCTGAAACACTTGAAACACGTCGTTTCCGCATTTTATCAAGATATCAAGAACAAGCACCCTATAGTTTTCCCGTTCTGAAACAGCTACTTGATAGCCTACTAGGGGAGGGAAAATATGAGCTTACTCGCAGCACATCTGAAAAGTGGGTACGAGTAAAGTTAGAGCTAACCGTGTCTCGAGAATTTGAAATTGTCGAGGTATTACTAGAGCGAGTAACACCACAAAACATGTTGGTATATGTGGAAATCAGATACATCCAACATAGTGCACTGGCGCGCTTTACACACGCTCAATTGGCTGCCTATACACATAAACAACTGAGAGAGGAAGTGTTATCGTAATGTCCACTGACACAGCTAATTATGGTTTTAAAAAGGATAATGAAGATGAATTTTATAATGTAAATGTGGTTAACGCCAATCTTGATAAGATTGATACGGAAATGAAACGTATTGAGGATACCATCCCAACTGTCAGCCCTACTGATTCAGTGAAGTGGCTGGGAGTTGTTGCAGGTACAGCAAATGCTTTAACGGCTACCCATGCGGTTATTACAAATTACAGCGACGGCCTAGGTGTATCCTTTGCGGCTAATACTAACAGTTCTGCAGCCACAACATTAAATATTAATAGCTTGAGTGCAATACCAATTAAAAACTCAAATGGTATTGCAGTAAGCAATTTAAAAGCAAATGGAGTATATACTGTGCGTTATCGTGCAGGGGCTTTTATCTTACAGGGTGAGAGTGAGGTGGAAGTTGGAAAACAAATAATCACGCCGAGTATGGTGAATCAAGCCATCACGGCAGGTGTTCATGACGGAACGGGTTATTCACAAGGTAGCCCTAACTTGATCCCTGCAAATATTAAGAAGGGTGTCACTATATTCGGAGCCACTGGTACTTATGAAGGGGATATGTCAGGGTATACAACGCAGTATATCTCGCCGATAACGACAGAAGTACCCAAGGCTAACACATTTCATAGGATAGACATGACTGGTGGGTATAGGATAGCACATTTCACACCAGAAGCAGGACCATCTAGTGATCGCGACCTTATGAATGGTAGTATGGTTAACACATACAGTAACAGACGTATCTCAAATGTCCCTGGATACTACTCGCTAGCCACCCTCACGATGATAATTAATACCGATAAGGGTCCATATTCGTACACTTTCCCACAGAATATGCGTACTACGTATATGCCCCATTGGACGGTAATATTATCAGGCACGATGCTATATTTACAGGCATATTATGAATATGACAAGGTAATTTCTGAATATGATTCCGACGGCAGTGCCCTAACGGTTAACACGTATTTGGCTACCAATATACAGTCGATAAATAGTATCGAATTCAAAATGGCATATACTGAATCGCAAGTCACTGGAACAGTGACTACCGTATCGGGTCAAGTCGCTAAAATAAAATAAGGGGGTACTACAATGATAGGACCAAAATTATATTTCGATAGAACAACCGGTGAAGTCATTTTGACTATTCCAGAGCAAAATAATGCAAGCGCTGTTGCAACTACAAAGGAACAAGATTTCATTATGTTTGATGTACTTTCTGCAAGGGATCCAGAGGCTGTAGACTTCATCCAGTTATCGTATGGTCAATACCGTAGTGATTTTGAAATCGCAAATAGTTGGAGGGTTGATTTAAATACAGGGCAGGTTCTATTCGAATATCCAAAATTTGAAACGCCTATATCTGAACAGATACTTCTTTTGCGGCATGAAAATGAGGAACTCAAAGTTGAAAATAAAGAATTAAAGCTTGCGTTAGCAGAATCAGCAAAGGCGCAACAACAAGATAAAATAGAAAATCAATTAGCTATTGCAGAGTTGGCGGAATTAATAGCAACTAAGGAGGTTTTATAATGGCTAAACTATATTGGGATTTAATTAAATTGAATTTGCGAACAGTTGACCAAGTGCCATTATTATGGTGTGAAGCTGTACAAGCATTACTTGATAACGAAAACAAGTAGACGCAGCATAAGCTAGCGTTATTTTTTATGTGTTTTTTAAGCTATGAAAGCAATCGAGATGAACTACTGAATCTCGATGCTTTTCATAGCTTTTTATTTGAATCAAAAGAGGAAAGGATTGATGTCATGGGAGATGAATTAATCAGAAATATTTATGAACGTCTTGGAGGTATCGAGGCAAAAATTGATGATATTAGAGATATTCGTCAAACTGCCGATAACGCTAAGGATATCGCAGAGGAAGCATTAGCGAGTACTAAAAATGCTCACCATCGATTAAATAAAGTCGATAAAATCGTTTGGTGGGTATCTACAACTATTATAGGCGCTGTTATTTTAGGATTGTTAACACTTGTTATCAAAACCTACTAGGGGGATCATACTATGGAATTTTTATATGATTATATTATTGAACAGGCGCTAATTGTGGTGCCTGTTTTATTGGTTATAGGACAGGCTTTGAAGAATACACCTAAAATGCAAGATTGGTTGATTCCCTATATTTTATTAGTATTTGGGGTTACGTTTACAATCGGCTTTATGGGTTTCACTATGCAAAGTATTGTACAAGGGGTTCTTGTAAGTGGAGCTGCTGTTTTTAGCAATCAATTATATAAACAATACTCACATAAAGAGGGTAATGGAAAATGA